GACGACGGGCCGGCCTGTGTTCAATCCAGAGCAGATGCAGCAGTGCCTCGAGGACGCGCGTGACCCAGAAGAACGCCTGGCACTCGAAGGCGATGAATGGGTTCACCACCGTCGCGGTGAGCTGACAACCTACAGAAAACTAGACCCAGGAGAACGATATGTCGTGGGAGCGGACGTGGCTATGGGGGTCACCAATGGCGACTACTCGGTCGCTCAGGTACTCGACAGTAAAAAGCGACAAGTCGCAACCTGGCGAGGGCAAATCCACCCTGATGCGTTTAGTGAAATTCTTTACGCCCTGGGGATGGAATACAACGAGGCGCTGATTATCGTGGAGAACAACTCCCACGGCATCCTCACCTGTACCCGGCTCGGGAAGGACATGGCTTACCCCGCGTTCTATACCGAAGTCCAATATGACAAGGTCACAGACCGTGAGACCGTGAAACTGGGCTTCACCACCACCGCCAAAACCAAGCCACTGATCATCGATCAGCTGCGCGCCTCGATGCGCGAAGGCGAACTAGAAATCAACGATAAGACGACGCTGCGCGAGATGCTCACCTATGTGGTGACTGATACTGGCGCAATGGAAGCGGAGCCTGGATGCTTCGACGATTGCGTCATGTCTTTAGCACTGGCCAACCACATCCATGAGGGAGCCTGGGAACCAGTAGATGTTCCCGAAGAACTGTACATAGAAATGGTGTAACGCATGGCAGACACAGACTATCGAAAGCTGGATGACGACGAAATCGTCAAGCTAGTAGACGACAATGTGCGTACAAGCACCGGCTACAGTTCCAGCGACCTCGCAAAAGAACGCGAGAAGGTCCTCAACTACTATAATGGGACCATGCCCAAGCCTTCGCACGAAGGTAACTCACGCTACACGAGCCAGGACGTCTACAACGCCGTCCAGTCAATGCAAGCAGCACTACTCGAGACATTTGCTGCCGGCAGCCGCATCGTTAGATTTGCGCCGCAAGGACCGGAGGACGTCGAATTGGCGGCTGTTTCGACAGCCTACTGCGACTTCCAAGTGTTCCGCGCAAATGACGGCTACTCCGTATTTTCGTCGGTCATCTCAGATGCACTGCTTGCACGGGTAGGTGTCGCGAAAGTCTTCTGGCAGGTGTCAGAGGAGATCGATGAGCAAGAGTTCGAGAACCTGACCCAGGACGAACTCGACATGATCCTGGCCGAAGAAGAGGTTGAGCTGATCGACAGCAACACCGACGAAATTGGTCTGGTCTCCGGCACCATCGGTATCACCAGAGACACCAGCCAGGTGATCATCGAGCCGGTTGCGCCAGAAGAGTTCCTCATCGAGCAGCAAGCCAAGAGCATGATGGACGCCAAGTTTTGTGCGCATCAAACCCGGAAGACGCTGTCTGAACTTCGAGACATGGGCTTTTCTGAGAAGCAGCTGGCGAATATTGGCGACCACGAGCATGTCGACCTCGACACATCACCAGAGGTCCTCGCTAGACACGACGATCTGAACATCACGAAAGGTCTCGACGCCCAGGGATATCAGGACCAAGTCCGCGATGTCATGGTGATCGAAGCCTATATGATGGTCGATGTAGAAGGGACTGGGTCGGCAACACTCCATCGCATCCTCAAAGCAGGGAACGCTTTGCTTGAGGTCGAAGAGGTGGACCGCAAGCCATTCATCGCCTTCTGTCCGCTACCGATACCCCACAGCTTCTATGGCAGTAACTTTGCCGACAAACTGTGCGCAACGCAAAACGCCAGGACCGTCCTGACCAGGTCGATCCTCGATCACGCAATGATCACGAATAACCCGCGCTATATGGTCACCAAAGGCGGTCTGACTAATCCGCGCGAGCTGATTGACAATCGTGTCGGTGGTCTCGTCAACGTGACCAGACCAGATGCCATCGCACCAATGCCACAGGCTTCACTTAACCCGTTCGTCTTCCAGACCCTAGAGGCTCTGGACCAGGACGCTGAAGACCTGACTGGTGTCAGCCGGCTGTCACAAGGGTTGAACAAAGACGCCATCAGCAAACAGAACTCAGCCGCTATGGTCGAGCAGCTCACCACGATGAGCCAACAGCGTCAAAAGATCATCGCTCGCAATTTCGCCAATCAGTTCGTAAAGCCGCTATTTCATGAGGTGTATCGCCTAGTCGTCGAGAACGAGCAGCAAGAGAAAGTCATCGACATCTCTGGCACTTTCGTGCCCATCGACCCACGCCGCTGGAAAGAAAAGCGTGACGTTATGGTCGAGCTAAAACTCGGCTATGGCGAACAGGACCGCGAAGCACAGAAGATGCTGGCGATCCACCAGCTGTTCAGCCAAGACCCGGCACTGGCGCCGATGTATGGCCTGAAAAATCGCCATGCGATGCTGAAGAAAATCCTCGAGCAGCAGGGCATCCTCAATGTGGATGAATACCTTACGCCGCCCGAGCAGATACCGCCTCCGCAACCAGACCCAGTGCAGCAGATGCAAGCACAGATGGCCGCCAAGCAGCTCGAGCTGCAGGAACGCCAGACAGGTGTCGCTGAGATGCGTGCACAGACGGATGCAGCGGTCGCTCAGGCAAAGATCAACCTCGACGCCGAGAAAGCAGCTGCAAGCCACGCACTTCAGTCCGACAACCAGGACCTCAAAGAAGCGCAATTTGATCACAAGGTGAAGATCGACGAAGGCGAACTTGAAGTCCTTCGTCGCAGCACCACTGACGTTCGCGGGATTGCATCCCCGACCGGATAACCTTTCAAGGAGAGCATATGGAAGACCAAGAAACCCTCGTCCGTCTGGGCGAGGAAGCAGAAGTGCTGCTCGATAGCGAGGCTTTCAGCAGCACCATCAATCAGCTGGTAGACGGCTGTTTCCAGACATTCGCAAACACTGGGCCGATCGAGTCCAACAAACGCGAAAACGCCTACCACCACTACCGTGCCCTGGTCGATATCGTCTCGACACTACGCCAGCGCGTGTCCGTGAAAGACGAAATCAATGCCCAGGCAGCGGATGATGACACCAATCAAGAAGGAGGAGACTGAGGACCATGCAAAACGTCCAGGACCAATCTCCCAACGAAAGACGGCCTATGGATTTGCCAGAGGCCGAAGACGCCATTCTAGCCAGGTGGGAAGACCCTGATGAACAGGTATCTGACGACGACGAGCCGGAGGCGGCCCTCGATATCGAAAATGAAGAGACAGAGATACTCGAGGGTAGCGAAGAGGATTTTGATGAGGCCGACCTCGATGACGATGAGGCAGACCCCGAAGAAGAAGACGATGAACCTGACGACCAAGAGGAAGAAGACGATGAAGCAGAAGCTGAACTCGTTGATGACGACGCTGAAGTCGAAATCCTGGTCGATGGTGAAACGCATCGGGCATCTGTTAAGTCGCTCAAGAGATTGTTCGGCGTTGAGAAATCGCTCACCCGTAAGTCTCAGCACGTTGCCCAACAGCGCAAACAGGCTGAAGACGCACTCCAGAAAAGTGATGCTGTGTTGCAAGCGATGCTCAAGAAAGCTGAAGAACGGTTCGCGCCGTATTCTGAGGTGGACTTCCTTGTCGCTTCAAAAACTATGGACGACGCCGATTTTGCGGCACTCCGTAAAGAAGCACAGCAAGCCAGCGACGACCTCCGCTTCCTAAGAGAGGAAGCAGATAATTTCTATGGAGAAATCCAGAAGCAGCAACAGGCAGCTCAAAAAGATGCGGCCAGAGAAGCTGTGAAGGTCCTCCAAGAGAACATCCCTGAGTGGTCGAACGAGATGTATAACGACATCCGAGGGTACGCCATTGCGCAAGGTCTGCCCGAGGACCAGGTCAATACTATCGTCGACCCTGTGGTTATTCAGATACTGAACAAAAGTCGTCTGTATGACCAAGGTAAGCGTGTAGCGACGACCAAGAAGAAAGCAGCGACCAAGAAGAAAGTCCTGCGGTCTCAAAAGGCGCCGCCGAACGCTGACACTCGCAAAAAGGCGAAGGTCGAAAAGGCACGGCAGGCACTGCGTAGTAAACGCGGCGCCGATCTGGAAGACGTTGCTTCAGTCCTGATGGCTCGTTGGGAAACCTAACCCACTAAATCAGGAGTAATTTAGCAAATGGCTACTTACACAACTTATGACAGTGTTGGGCAGGCCGAAGATGTTTCGAACATCATCACGGATATCTCGCCCACCGATTGTCCTTTCTACAGCGGTATCCGCACTGAGAACATCAGCGCGCGTATCCACGAATGGCAGGAAGACAGCCTTGCGGCTGCTGCCGACAACAAAGCAGTCGAAGGCGCAGATGCCTCAATGGCAACTCTGTCTCCGACAACGCTTCGCACCAACAACACGCAAATCTTCACCAAAGCGTTCCAGGTATCTGCGACCGCTGACGCCGTGAAGACTTACGGACGTGCGAAGGAAACGGCCTACGCTCTCGCTAAGTCATTGAAAGAATTGAAAAGAGACATCGAACGGGCCATGATAGGCATCGACAACCAGGCAGTCGCAGGTGACTCCTCGACCGCCCGTGAGATGGCATCAGTTACTCAGCAGATTGCTTCCGGCAACACTGTTGACGCTGGCTCGAACGCAACCGATGCACTGACCGAGGCAAAAATCCTCGAGACGCACCAGGCTGTCTATACGGCCGGCGGTGACCCAACCCAGCTGATGATCAAGCCTGCAGACTCGACTATCGTCGCCGGCTTCACTGCAGCTTCGGGACGCAACCGGACTTTCAATGACTCGACGACTCAGTTGACTGCAGTTGTCGACATCCTGGTCAACCCGTTCGGGACCTTGTCGGTTATCCTCAATCGGCATCAGCTCACGACCCATGCCTTCCTTCTCGACCCGACCATGTGGCGAACTCTCGTCCTGCGTCCGGTCACCCGCACACTGCTCTCCAAGACAGGCGACTCCGACAAGCAT